GTTTAACTCTTGTTCTTTGGCTCTTGCGGCGTCGTTGGCTTTTGCAACTTTTGCCACAGCTTCAGAATAGCACTCTTGATAGCCTTGATGGTGTCCATAAAAATACGCTCCTATGATTGCAAGCAAGCTTGCGACTAACACATAAGGGTTAAACATCACTGACCTTTCATTGATGCTCTGGCTGCCGCCATTCTCTCACGTTCTTCGTCATGCTCCAAGGTTGGTGGAGTTTTTGGAGGAGGTGGAGGCGTCCAAGGCGTATTCATAGCTGACATCACGCCAGATGGAGCCATAGGGTTATAGCCCATGGTTGGCATCATTGGATTCATTCCCATCATCGGCTGCATACCAGACGTCATCCCAGCGCATGGATTCATGTTGGGTATTGGCATCATTGCTCTAGCCCCCATAACCACGGCCAACACGCTAAATATTGACGTGGCTATGATTTTAAGAAGGTCATGTGTGAGCTTGTCATTGGGCGCCATGTCTTTCATAGGCTGCTCTACAGCCACCACACCATAGACAAAAAAGCCCACAATAAAAAGCAATATGATGCAGAAGGTGATCATAATGCAGAACTTGGAGAAGGCATCAAGCAAACGGACTATGCCGTTGACTTCGTCTTCTTTAAGGTTTTTTAGGCTTGTAAGCATCGGTTAACATCCAAGGACAAGTTTGACTGACTTCACAAAGAGGAGCCTTACAGTCCTCATCTTCCCAATGTTCAGGATCCTGACAATGGTATCTGTATTCGTTATTGCAACCTGTTAACAAAAAGGGAAAAAATATACATATCAATAATGACGTGTATACAAAACTGTATTTTTTAATCATTTCCCTTCAATCCTTACAAGAGCTTTGTTGACCCTCAGTTCCATCTGCCTCACATCCACATACATCCAGGCAATCAGCGGAATCAACAACAAAAGAATTACCAACAAAATAATAATCAATAAGATGGCGAGTGTGTCATGCTGAGAATCATTAGCCATATCCACATCAGCAACAGCACTGTAATTACTGAAGCCGCCACTCTTCCCTTTATTAGATCCGCCTTTTGCTCCCGTTGCCATTTTGCCCTACGCTCCTTTAGCATTTCCTCTCGTCTAGCAAGCGCTTGCACATTGGCAATGTGACCAATTTGCTGATTGACCCGAGTATACAAATCCTTCAACTCGTGTGGGACGTGGTATACCATATAGTCACTCAACTCCGTATTCAACTTCTCCATCTGCAAATTGGCAATTGTGATCTTGATTGCAGCCTCTTGGCCTTCATCATTATTTGCATGAAGAGCAAATTCTTCCTGTTCTTTTACATAATTCTTCAGCGCGTTATACGCTTGGAAGAACTTGATGAGAGCATCACTAACCTGTTGGTAAATGAGGTTCTCATCAAACTCTGGCGGTTGCTCTTTCTTCTTCTTGACCTTCTTTGCAGGCTGAGCAGCTTGTAACTGCTCTTCCTTTTTAGCTGGTCTGAATATAGCCGTTAAGAACCCAAGAAGCCCTTTCGCTTTCTTTTGTACGTCCTTAACGTCTTTGACAACTCCATCAATCTCATGGGCAATGTCAGTAACAATCTGACGCCCTTCTTTGTACATCTCACAAGCGTCCTTGCACATTTTAAAGGCCCCGGACGCCAGAGCAACAAGGGTGAACGGATCAATGGCATCACCTTATTTCTTCTTTAAACCCTTGAGGGTTTCAGCCAGACGTGCACGCTGCCCTGTTTTACCAGGTTTCTTTGCAGCGGCAGCTAGCTTCTTTGCAGGAATCTTTTTGCCTTCAGGTACGCCCAATGATTTGTGCAGTGCCCCAGGGTGTTTTATAGCCTTCTGTATCCATTTGGTAGCCATGATAAGTCTCCTTTGTTGGCTTGATTAAACGAGCAATTACTTCAGCATGGTATTGAGCCATGTCAAATTCCGTTGTGACTCTGTAATCAAAGTGCTCAGGAGGAATGAACATCTTGTTCGTATCTTCAAAACGACCCGCTTTGATTCTGTCCACCCAAACCACAAAGTCTGGATTAAATGCTTCTCTACATTCAGGCGTTGGGCAAACAAAGTCAGCTATGGCATAAGAATACTTGGCCGCTATGTCACACAAATGACCCATCCTTCTGGCTTGCTCGATCCTGTCTGCCTCGCTAAATCCCAAGTCCTTGTTGATGTGTTTACGGATGTCGTCAGCATTGAAGTGAGCACATCTCAACTCTCTAGCCAAACACTCAGCTAGAGTGGTTTTTCCCGAACCGGGCAAGCCCATCACAAGGATTTTCAATTCAAAGCATCCAACTGGTCATGGGTTGTGCAAGCATCAATTGCCGCTTCTCTTGTCTGCATAGCAGTTAAAGCCGTAGCTACTGCGTTTGCATCATAAGCAGAACCGTTTCTAGCCTGTTGATTGACAACCTGTTGGAATGTGAATGCGGCATTGGATTTCATACCAGCTTTACGGTCATCCACGCTGATATCGAATGTGCCATACACAATCTCTACTGGGTCTTTGGTCAGATCAAAGGTGTGGGCTGTATAGCCTTGGCGATTAGGGATGATGGTAGTACGTACCTCTACGGCATTTTTCCAACCATTGTTACCTACGCCTTCTGCTGGAGGGGTATCCCAGCAATCTTTGACTTCCCCGTTTACGATACGAACATATAAAGACATGATTTACTCCTGTGAAAAATTAAAATTTTGCCAAAGCAGATGTTGATGATGCATAACATCCTTTAAATAAATTACCCCAATTGGTTAAACTTCCAACTTGTTTTGGAGAAGAATAATTTGTACTGTTCCCAAGACCTAATTGACCACTATTGTTTTGTCCCCATGACCACAACGTGCCGTCAGTTTTTGTTACTACAGAAAAATTTTGTCCAGCAGACATGTTTAACCAATTTGTCAGCAATCCAATTTGCTTAGGCGATGAGTAGTATGTTGTATTACCAGTCCCAAGTTGACCAAAACCGTTACCTCCCCAAGACCAAATGGTTCCGTCTGTTTTGATGGCTAAGGTATGGTAATACCCAGCAGATACATTTAACCAATTGGTCAAAGCACCGACCTGCTTTGGAGATGAATAGTTGGTTGTGGTTCCAAGCCCTAATTGACTTTGTCCGTTATAACCCCAAGCCCATAAAGTACCATCTGTTTTGGTGGCTAATGTAAAACCTCTACTACAAGTTAAATTTGACCACGTTGTTAATGATCCAACTTGCTTGGGAGAAGAATAATAAGCTGTATTACCAAGGCCTAATTGTCCACTTGTGTTATTACCCCACGACCACAATGTACCGTCAGTTTTTATAGCTATAGTGGCTTGCTTAGCGCATGATACTTTTGACCAGTTGGTTAATGCACCTACTTGTTTAGGGCTAGAGTATTTTGTAGTATTTCCTAATCCTAACTGGCCATCACCATTAAACCCCCAAGCCCACAATGTACCATCTGTTTTTATAGCTAAAGTGGAATAATTCCCACTTGATACATTTAACCAATTGGTTAATGCGCCAACTTGCAAAGGAGAAGAGTAATTAGTTATGTTTCCAAGACCCAATTGACCATTAGAGTTGTACCCCCAAGCCCATAATGTTCCACTTATTTTGGTAGCAAAAGTGCAAAGGAACCCACTAGCTACATTTAACCAATTTCCCGTAGATCCTACTTGTTTGGGTGAAGAATAATTTGTTGTGTTATTTAAACCCAATTGACCCAAATTGTTACTACCCCAAGTATACAAATGGTATGAAGGAAGAGTAGCCCAAGTCCCTGCCCCCTGAGCCTGTGATTGGCTAGTCAGGTTCCAGATTCCGCCGTATTGTGTGTATGGTGCGATTATTGGCATATTATAGTAACAATGCTAATGATGAAATATATCCGTTCGAGACGGAATTCCAAGTTGTCAATGCTCCAACTTGTTTTGGCGAAGAATAGTTGGTTGTGTTTCCTAAACCTAATTGGCCATTAGCATTGAAACCCCACGTCCAAAGAGTTCCATCGGTTTTTATGGAAGTAAAATTTCTATACCCTCCAGCTATGATTAGCCAATTGGTTAAAGAGCCAACTTGTTTAGGAGAAGAATAATATGTAGTATTTCCCAAACCTAATTGGCCCCACAAATTTCTACCCCAAGACCATAAACTACCATCGGTTTTAATGCAAGCACTAGCCCCACCTGTACTGCTTGGCTTTAACCAATTAGTTAGTGCTCCAACTTGTATTGGTGATGAATAAGATGTTCTATTATTTAATCCCAATTGACCAAAAAAGTTAACTCCCCAAGCCCAAAGCGTCCCATCTGTTTTAGTTGCAATTGCACTATAACTACCACCAGCTACACTAAGCCAATTGGTTAAAGATCCAACCTGCTTAGGGGATGAATAACTAGTTGTATTACCTAAACCTAATTGACCATAACTATTGTATCCCCATGTCCAAAGAGTACCGTCTGATTTTACGCTATAAGTATTAAAGGACATTCCGGCAAAAATTGATTTCCAAGTGGTTAAAACACCAACTTGTTTTGGCGAGGAATATAGTGTTCTATTATTAAATCCAAGTTGACCAAAATTGTTTTGTCCCCATGCCCAAAGAGTTCCATCGGTTTTTATAGCAAAAGAGTTATTGTTATTGGCACTAATAAAAGACCAATTTGTTAATGCACCTACTTGTTTTGGGCTGGAATAGTAAGTTGTGTTTCCTAAACCCAATTGACCTCCACCATTTAAACCCCAAGACCATAAAGTACCATCTGTTCTGATTGCTATTGCATGATAATAACCAGCCGAAATTTTAAGCCATTGTGTTGTAGAACCTACTAGCTTAGGTGATGAATAAGACGTTGTATTACTTATTCCAAGTTGACCATTGTTATTACTCCCCCAAGCATACAAATTGTAATAAGTTGTAATCGTAGGCGCAACAAGGGTGTTTAACCCTGGGTCTAAATATGATGCGCCATATCTGTAACTCACGATACCATCCTTAATTCAACTTTATTTGCGTTCAGGCGTTCTTTGATCTTGTTAAATGGTGCTTCCCACTCACCAAACACTTCTTGTCTGAACAAGGTCATTGTGTCGTAGTAAGGGGTCTTCTCTCCGTCCAAAGCGTACAAGTAGTATCCCATCACAGGAATCACCACCCATGTATCAACCCCCATCGCTGCCGCCAAGTGGCTCACAGACGTACAAGAACTGATGACCAAATCGCAAGAAGCCACCGCTTGTTTGGTGTCTTCCCATGTGTTCAATGGTACTTGTTTTACCCATGTTGGGCAAGCATCTGCACCTTCATCTCTTTGTAAGGAAATAAACTCATAATCAGCGTCCCTGACTGCATCAAACAGCAGTTGATAGGGGAACTTTTTGTTGTGGTCGTCCTCGAACTTAGAATTGCCTTGCCATCTCAAACCGATACGCTTCTTGCGTCCTTTGATGACGTTGGGCTTAGGAATATAAGCGTCCCCCCTCAAGTCCTCAAGCTCATAGCCTAAGTAGTTGGGAGCAGTCATACCGTAGCACCAGAAGTCGTGATAAACACCGTATTCAGCACCAACCTGAATTACAGCAGATACACCCTCGATGCCAGAAAATAGGCTTGCCAACTGTCCAGAACAGCAGACAACTACCTTATTTCCACGCTTAACCAAGTCTCTGGCGTATCTAACTTGATGGATTTGGTCACCTAAACCATGATCGCAGTAGAGGAGAATTGTGCCTTTAGAGCGTCCATCCCACTCAGGAGCAGGCGTATCTGGTCTGCGTTCTCCAATGATCCCACAGTAGCGACCACGATCCATTTGCTTATAGCCTTCACCGATGTTCCCTTGCTTTAAGAGATACCATGAACGGTTGTATGCGGCTCTGTGATCAGTAGGACGCTCTGCATGGAGCTTCTCAGATAGTCTCCAGCCTTCAGCAAAGTCACCCATCTTACCTGCGGCAACCTGAAGATCAAGGTCATCCAACTCTGGCATCGTCCTCTTGTTGTCGTTCCAGAACTCAGGCTGACAGAATTGGTTGTAATGGTGCTTTAACAGGTCTTTAGAACGGTCATTGTGCTGTTTCTGAAGCACAGGCTTGACATCGTGCATCCCTGCGTAGCCGTGGAGGTTCTCATCGTCCTCTTTGACGCTTGAGCCATCAATGTTGGAGAAGTCGTATTCGTAGTCAGGTAACTCCAAGAACTCATGGATACGAGCCAACTGACCCTTTGGATCAGCCAATAGGTCATCATAGACCACGAATAAGAAGTGCTCAGGCATCACAGCGTACCCAGCTTCTAGGGACAGGTATGCGGCCTTCAGATGATCTGCAAGCTGACCTGAATACATAAAGGCATCTAAGTCATCAGGCTTGGCAACACGCACAAAGGAAGCCATGCAATCTGGCACAGGACGCACCGTAGCGATCACTTTGACAGGACGGCCTAGAACTTGGTTCATCGCACCCATGATCTGAGGAATGGGCCATCCACGGGATTTGTCAATGATCACAGGCTTATCTGTATCTTCATAAAACGCATCAATACAGCCCCTCATGGTCTGGGCTAGTTTCTCTCTTTTGGGATCGTTCTCATTGAGAAGCCCTGCGGAATGCCATGTGTTTGCCAAGCCATCAAGGGCGTGAACTAAACCCGATGTAGTAGATACATGGGTCATTGGGTTCTGGTTCAATATAGCCGCTAAGACTGTTGAACCTGAACGTGGTATGCCTGAGAGAAAATGAAGCGTTTTTTTCAATGTTGTTCCTTATGTTTTTGCTATACCAAAACTAAATTGATAACCTGTAGCAACATTTAACCATGTAGTTAAATTACCAACTTGTTTTGGTGAAGAAAAGGCTGTTGAGTTATTAAGACCTAATTCACCATAAAGATTTTGACCCCAAGACCACAAAGTTCCATCTGTTTTAATGGATAAAACATGCCTTCCAAGTGATGGGTATGCAAATTTATACCAATTAGTCAATGATCCAACTTGTTTTGGAGATGAATAATTGGTTGTATTTCCTTGTCCCAACTCACCATATCCATTATCACCCCAAGCCCACAAAGTGCCATCGGTTTTAAGTGCAATAGTGGATTGATATCCAGCTTTTGCTGAAGACCAATTATTTAAAATTCCAACTTGTTTTGGTGAAGAATAATTTGTAGTGTTTCCTAATCCAAGTTCACCATAACCGTTGTATCCCCAAACCCATAATGTACCATCGGTTTTAGTTGCTACAGCATGCAATTGACCAGATGAAACGCTTGCCCAGTTAGTCAAAGACCCAATTTGTTTTGGAGAAGAATAAGCAGTTAAATTTCCTAAGCCTAATGCTCCGTTAGCATTATTACCCCAAGACCACAAAGTATTATTACTTAATATTCCAAAACCTCTAGAATATCCAGCACAGATAAATATCCAAGTGGTTAGTGCCCCAACTTGTTTTGGGCTTGAATAACTTGTTACATTGCTTAAACCAAGTTGCCCACTAGCATTATTTCCCCAAGACCACAAAGTTCCATCTGTTTTAAGGCCAAGAGAAAAATAATATCCAGCACTAACAGTAGACCAGTTAGTTAAACTGCCAATTTGTTTAGGGGAGGAATAGTATGTAATGTTACCCAATCCCAATTGTCCAAAATTATTTTGTCCACCTATTGACCATAGAGTTCCATCGGTTTTAGTTGATAGAGAAAACCCATTTCCTCCGGAAACATTTGACCAATTTGTTAAAGATCCAACTTGTTTGGGCGAAGAATAATAATTTGTATTATTTAAACCAAGTTGACCAGAAGTGTTATTTTCACCCCATGCATACAAATGAGGCGCAGAAGGACTAGGCCACTTCCCCTGTGCCACAGCATCAGAGGCTTGTGATAGCGTCCATGTGCCACCGTATTGTTGGTAGGGAGATCCACTAGGCGCATTCAGCGGATTAAATAAACCCGCTTGTTCCCATGCACCAACATATCTTTCGCTCATTATGTGATTACTTCAAAAATGGCTGTGAATGTCAATGCACTAGCAGTACCACTTGTAACAGCTACCGATTGGTTCTCTGTGATGTACAGATCAGTTGTCTTGTCAATCACAATCAATGATGCATTAGCAGGTACTGAAATCTGGTATGCAGGATAAGAAATTACCGTAGCACTACCAAACGTAGCGTTGTTTCCAATCGCCACCGTAGCCGCCACCGCAGATGCTGTTGTGTTTGATACGATCAAGCCAGTAATCTTATTCACAGAGTTGGTCGCAGGAGTCAGCCCTGTGAGCGATGTAGAACCGTTATAAGTCCATGATGTTGTTGCACCTGTAGTAGAAGGCACGACATAGGCCGTGTTTCCATAAATACTCGTGAGTGCCGCTATATTCGGATTTGCCATGATAGTCCTTTAAAAACCCAACGTCATAGAGTAAGCAATTGCCTGCGCTTTTGTCGGGCCAGATGCCGCAGGAGCTTGCCAAGAAGCTGTTGTTCCGTTTGATGTCAGAACGTATGTATTAGCACCGATTGCTAATCTTGTTGCACTATTGGTTCCATTGCCAATAATCAAGTCACCAGTCGTTGTAATGGGTGATAAAGCGTTGAAGCCTGCCGAAGCTGTTGTCTGTCCCGTACCGCCGTAGCTGATGCCTAAAGCGTTTGTCAAGTTCAACGTGCTTATCGTGACTGTGCTTGTACCGCTATTGAATGTAAACGTGCTTGATCCAGCCAATGCGCCTGAACTGTTATACTGGACTTGAGTCGTTGAACCACCAGCAGATGCGCCTACTTGTTGATAATCTGTACCGTTATATACAACCAAAGCACGACTTGATACCGCTACGGTAACACCTGTTTGTCCTGATGCTTTGATCGTGACTGTGTATGTAGGGTCATTATTGACAACAATGTATGATTTACTGGAACTGGGTGCTGTAATCGTGACGTTAGCTGTCAGTGAGCTAACCTTTAAAACATAATACTGCGCTGTTGTGGTCGTAATCCCGTTGCTGGAATTATTACCAGTCGTATTGGCAAGCGTCAGCGCATTGGCTGTGAATGAGGAGGATGTAAGAGCGAGAGTACCTGCAATCGCAATGTCAAGGTAATCTGTCAAGCCCTTGTTTACATCATCGCCCCAAGTACCTGATTCCGTCCCTGTGACTGGTTCGGCCAAACTCAAATTCGTTGTGTAATTGATCGTCATGTTATCCTCATTGCGTAGGTATCAATACCCAGTTTGGCGTTTCAGAATTATTGATATTTTGCCACGAAGGTGTCTGGCTGTCATCAATTAAACTCCAATAAATTGCCGTCATTGTTCCAACTTGAGCCACTGCTGCCACACCTGTTAATGTAGCACCTCTTCCTGTCATTGTCACTGTTCCAACTGCGCCGCTTGAGCCTACCCCAGTTAGTGCAACTGTAATGTTTGTTCCTACTGCTCCAACCGCTCCTGTAGCAAGTGCCGAACCCAAAGGAACAGACATTGCCCCAACATTACCTGTTGCCCCTACGCCCGATAGCGCTTGGCCGGGATTGGCTACAATTGTTCCAACTGCTCCAGATGATCCAACACCTGTCAAAGCAATCGTTACACTATTTGTAACTGTTCCTGCATTGCCATAGGCTACGTTACCTGCAACACCCTCATTCTCTCCTGGGGCTATCGTTCCAACCGTACCAGATGCTGGAACTCCTGTGATAGCCTTGGAGCTGGAACTTGTTACAGACCCTGCTGCCCCACTACTTGCAACACCTGTTAACGCAGCTACATTGCTGACTACAACAGATCCAACCGATCCACTTCCGCCTACACCAGACAAAGCAACCGTTACATTAACCGTTGCTGTTCCTACATTACCAGATGCAGCATCTCCAGTAAGATAGGTTATCCCTATCCCCCAAGGGCCGTCCCCCCAGTTACCACTGCCCCATCCGGCCATAAGTCACCTATTAGGTGGTAGACAAGCGCAATAAAGCAGTTGTCGTTGTGTTGGAAGGCATAGTCAATGTGAATGTGCCAGCAGTGACTGTTTGTGCGCCAAATGTGTGTACGCTTACCGCAGCATTCGATTGTGTTGAGTTATAAATCAAAACAGTATCAAACGCTGTAGTTAAAGTAACTGTTGTATAAACCAGATTGGCTGAAGGTGTCCAGTAAGCCACGCCAGCAGTAGATGACGTATTTGTAGAAGATGGTGCTGTTGCATTTGTAACTGCAATACCACCTGCCGTGTATCCTGTTCCAGATACCTCTCCCGTAGCTGAATATGCGGTTGTAGCTGCATTGATTGTTGCTGTGGTTAAGTATAAGGCTGCTTTGAATGTGTCAGCAGCTGACGTGCCGCGGGTGGGCGCTGTACCAAAATTGTGAGTAGCAGTTAACAACTGCCCCATAAAAGAAGTACACATTGATTGGGTATTGGCCACGATAAACTCCTTATGCCATTGATGCGGCGATTAAATCCATTAGGGGTGATTTTTTCAAAGTAACATGAACTGAACGGTGAACAAGCTCGTCATTCAACCAATATTCGACCCATGTTGTGTACTCATTGTCATTGTCAACAGAACCTTCTTTCTTCGCCAGAAGAGAGTCATCCATTTCGCCTTTGGTAGTTGTGACAAGCATTATGCGATCCTCAAAATTGCATTGGTATTAGTAACAGCTGGGAACTGAATCGTGAATGATGTATTGCAGATTTTATCCGCGCCAAAATCCAAAATTGCCACAGATGCATTGTTCTGACTTGCATTGTAAATCAGAGCACCACGAGCTGTAAATGAAGCTGGACTCCAAACTACGTTAGCAAAAGACCAGTACGCTACTGTGCCGCCTGTGGCTCCAGATGTTGGTGTTTGCATAATCGTTAGCTGTTGACCGCCCTGGGTATAACCACCGCCAGTTACCTCCCCAACCAACGCATTTGAATACTGCGTTGTAGATGCATTGATTGTTGCATTTGAAGTAAACAAAGCAATGTAAAAGGTATTTGGACTGGTCGGACCAAAGTTATGCAACCCTTGAGCAAGCTGCACTTTGAAACTGGTGGTGGCGGTTTGGACTATGCTCATGTGACTTGCTGCCTAAACTGACCGTCTCTGTACGCATCCTGACGTTCCATACCATCGCCAAGACGTTTAGCAAGAGCAAGCGCTTCAACATACTTTTGGTTGTAAAGCGTCATCATGTCAGTCTCACCCTTCATGAAGGTATAAGCCTCGACAAGAGATCCGTAAAGAAGTACGGTGTCAAAGTTATTGCCAAGCCAACTGGTTCCATCAGACGATTGAGTGATGGACACGGGATAGTAGTAATAGTGCAATTCTGCGTTGTAATTTGTGTCTGGCGTGGGACCAGCAATCGCGGACAAGTATGTGGTTATTGCTCCACTTGTAACTGTCGGTCCAAACAAAGCATAGTATTGCGGCGCACCATACGATATTGGATTGCCATAAACTTCACGAATAAAGTTGACATCTTTATTAAGTAAATAAAGATAACTTCCTTGGAATGTAACGCTACCAGAAACTGTTCCTGTTAAGGCCAGATTGAGCGTTATTACAAGTCCGTTGATTCCTGTTACTGTGGCGCCACTTGGGATGCCTGTGCCAGACACTATCTGCCCCAACGATACATTGGTATTTGAACCAATCGTAATGGTATAAGTACCAGAAGTGCCCGTAGCGGTGGTTGTTGCGCTTTGATACAAGGCCAAAGAATAAGGAGCCAAAAAATCCGTTGGTAACGCTAAATATGCATTACCCGCAGTAAATACACCTGTTACATTTTTACGCAGTGAGGGAAACTGAATGGAGTTAAAAATGCGCTGCTCAGCTTGTTCAACAAACGTAGGAATATCCGCTACGAAAGTAGTTTCGTAGTTTTGGGTGTAATCCTGTATCAGTTGTTTAAGCTGAGTGTAATTCACGCCATTGGTCCTCTGGCCATCACGCCACGTTCAGCGGCTCCGGTACCACGAATCTTGATGCCGTCAGTTTTAGTGGGCTCATTACCCGCAGACTTACTAAAGCTGCCAATAGACATGTCTAGTGTGTCGGCTTTGCTCATGTTAGCACGTGCATCTAAATCAGGCACGGCTTCTTTGTAACGACCGGCGTACTGTTCTGCTGGGCCATTGTCAGGATTCTTGCCTTGACGAACAGCAGGGCTATTCTTTTTTGTGGGCTTGATTTGCGTAACCATCATTTGCTCCCAGGTTTTTGGTTGTGAGCGCGGGCCAAATTGCGGCCAACAGCTCTCATGGCTTGACCAGTGACGCCACCCTTGGCCATCTTGTGGATTTTGCCACCCTTTTTGAGTTTGCTCAAGTCGGTGTGTTTGCCGGGATGCTCTTGTTTATCGTGCATACCAAAAGCCTTTTTGATCAGCTTTTTGTCTTCTTTAATGTCGTCATGTTTAGCCATTTTTAGCTCCTAC